ACCAGCATAGTAGAGAACACCACCCAAATATCCTCCAGAAGGTCTTGTTATGTCAATGTTCCCAGCTTCAGAAAATTGACAAATCCCATAGGCCGCATTGGCTCCAGATCTTTTTACATAAGCCTCATCAGCATGGTAAGTGCTAAAAGCAACTTCAGTTCTCAGCCTCTGACCAACTTCCTTCGCATCACTGTGTACAGGCCCATCAGCGTTAGTAGGAGGACAATAAAACATTGATCCCTCATTGCTTTCGTAACTTGATTTGGAAAAGTGCCCAGACCCCATGTAACTGTTTTCTGGGGCATTGACCATCATGGGGAAATATCTTTCAACAAGATTAAGCGATGTCCATGCTGTTCCACTCCAAGATAATTTATAAACAGAGAACGAAAAGGTGGAGATATTCCCTGTTGGTCCTGGTATACCTCCGCTATCTACCAGTTGAAAAAACCAGGTGATATTATTCTCTCTGTCAAAACAAAATTCATCCTCCAAGTTCAAATTTTCAGAGCCTGGATAGCTATGATCATCCATGAACTGTTGGATTGTTTTTGATGTGGCAGTTGGGGTTGTAAAAGCCGCAAGCGCAAAGTCTATTTCGTAAAAGACGGTGCCTACCTTAAACAACATCGTTTCTGTTGTGGACTGGTAAGCCATAGGAGAAAATTCGGTGAGAGCAACAGAAACTAAAGCAGTAGTATTTATAAGTCTATTAGACTTGTTTACCCTAATTAATCTTGTTTTTACAGCACCTGTCAATACATACGCAGTATAGAAATACCAATAGGTGGCATCATCATCCAAAAATCCTCCTTGGATAGATTCTTTTGTTACACTAGTACTGCTTTCTACAGTCAGCGAGGTTAACGTTATATCTAGAGTCTCTTTGTTAATCGTATATACAGTAGCGGTCAAGCCAGTAGCACCAAAACCAGAAGTCGCCGTAGGATTGTATGCTAGCACAAAAATATAGTCAACACCACTATCAGACATATTGTAAGTAAAAAACATTCCCATTGCTTGGACCGTAGTTGTAGGAACCTGCTTGTTACTTGCCATATAGCCTTCTACACCCTCAAACCAATTACCTTTGCCAGTAAATTCTACATCATCCATAATAGTGCTGACTGCTTTGTACTCAGGGACATTAATATCCCAAGGACAAATTTCTACTACGCCATCATGGCCCGCACCAGCGTAAACCGGATACCCTTTCTTAATAGGATAACGAGAGGTAATAGTAGCGACCTGTCTTGATCGCCTCGCGTGCTTCTCAGATCTGTTTAAGCCTACCATTACTTATCATACCCCATTGCCATTGCGTTTACAGACGCTACATCACTCTCGGCTACGATGAACTCACCAGCCTTTATAACTATGGGGCCGTAGTCAATGGAATCTTCAGGTAGTACAGGCTTATTGTGGAGTATCTGAGTTGCTACCTGAAGTGTATTAGTTGTTGTGCTTATACCAAGTTTGACCTTAGCAGATACCGTTGCCGAGCGATTCAATATGGTGACTACATATGTACCACCACTTCCACCGGCAGTTAATATAGTTGCTGCTGTTGCTGCTGTAAGATCAACGCCACCTGTGTTTGGTGATGCCATTATAAGCTCCCAAAGAATAGTTGCTCGGCTTCATCCAGAGCAATTCTGAATACCATAATAACATAAGCGTCAACTGCCGACTTGTAAACAACAGCTCCTTCTTGTGGCTGCAGAACTACATCAGCGGCGCTTCCTGTACCGATTTCGTATGAGGTAGCAGTACCCTCAGCTGTTAAGGTAACTATGGCGGTACCTTCATTGAGTACCACAAAGGACGTGCCTATAGGAAAGTTAAATGTTGCATCGAGTGGTAGAGTCCAAATACGTGCGGTACCATCTGTGTGACGGAACGTCTCGTGTGCGTCACCATCTCCGAAGGTATACGCGACGTTCTTGATCTGTACATCACCAGGACCCATGGATTCAACCATATCCTCTAAGCGTCCACGAGCATCCGCAGCAGCAATGTCTCCAGTGGTATTGTCAGCGAAGCCAATAGTTCCATCACCAATGTCGGTGATTAATTGGGCTCTGGTCTTTGCAGTTCCCATGCGTTACCCCTTTGCTACAGTATGAAGTTCTTCTGCTTCCATCCCCTGCGCTGCACGTGCCAATTCTTCGATCCTTGGGCGCTTGAGGTCGTAACCATAGAGACCCTGTTCCATGGTGATTCCTGTGTGAAGGAAGTATTCGTAGAAGCTACCTTGGAATACTCGTACACGTACTCCCCTACCATGAGCGACACCAATCCACAGGGCTGTCGCTGTAGTCATAACTTTAGGTGCGCCATCGTGCATCTGATCTACACCGAACATATCAATATGGCTGAAACCTTCATGAATAGCTAATGCTATCATGTAATCAGGTGTGGAATAAAAGGCTGTACCAACTCGAATACCGAAGTCCGCAACGATATCCATTAGGGGGAATTCTTCAAAGTTATCAGGAAGTCCAGCGTACACATTACTTGTAACTACCCTACCTTTATACTCATACACCAACCATTCGGCGAACTCTGGACCATCATTCCCATAAAAGGGAGCTCTGGTCTTAAGATCGTCCATAACAAATAGCCTGTCGATCTCACCCATATCAACATATTGCTGGCACAATTGATTGAGTGTCCAAACTTCGTCGTATCCATAGTCTTTACCAGGATACTTCTTATTAGAAGGACCCCGAGCGATCAGGGCTACCCTCTTCATTAGCCAGTACCACCTGTTATGTGCTTGATCTTCTCGGGATCCTCATAGCGCAAATTAGGCTTAATAAGTCGCTTAAAGTTTTCCTGGGCATCACGTAGTACTCCGATAACACTCCAGTGTCTGCTGAAGTCTCCAGCAAACATCTTTGCCTCTTTACCCGCGATCCGAAGTGCTTGGGACATCTGTAGGGCAGTTTCATAGCCGAACTCAATATCGGCATTACCCATGGTTAGCACTACATTATCGCCTTTAGGTGTAACGTTCCACTGCATTTTCTGGAACACTCCACCCGTACCTCTATGTTTCTTGGTCTTGGCCATCGTTCCTCTCCAACAAACGAGCGACTCCCAAGTGGTGACGAGGAGCCGCTGGCTTGGTTGTTTTTTAGTTTACAGAGATATCTAGGGCACCAGCCGCAAATTCGGGCGTAATACCGTTAGACACTGCAAGGGAGCTGGTAAGAACTCCGAAGATCTGCAGATTCCCTGCTCCTGATGTTGCTGACCCAATTCCGAAGTCGAGTTCCGTTTCTGACCCGCCAGTTGCCGCTGGGAAGCCAATCAGTGCGTCATTATCCACATTACCGGCGGACACTGTCCATCCTGCTAGCGAACGAGCAACACTAACGCGAGCATAGCTGGTGTAGGCAGCTTCGTCTTGCGTTTGGAGTGTTACGGTTTCAAGGATTGTGACTGTATGGAGGGAAATTCGAAAGTTGCCGGCCGCTACAGAGGGTGGTAAGCCCGCTGCATCACCGACATTGGGTGCTGCTACGTTTGTGAAGATTAGATCTAGTAGATCGTCTTCGAAAAAGTCTGCCGCGCTCATATCTGTATCTCCTATTTAGAGTTCGTATCAAGTAGATCGATACTCATATATATTTTACTGCATATTAGTCAAAAATCAACGGTTCCTTTAGGGATCGTCACCTTCGCGACGTCTTCTATCACCATCATCCTCTTCGTCCTCAAATGGATCAGAATCCTCAGGTAGGGGAGTCAATAGATCACTCTCACTAAGGTCACCTTCAAGACCAATGATTTCACGTGCTTCTTCCCTAGAGGTAAGCTGCATTGGCGTGGAGCTACCTGTTTGACGAGAGATGTTCCCAATAGCACGAGCCTTCTGTGCTTCCACCATACTGCTCTCGAGGGGCGAGAGGATGAATGCTGATGGCCACTCCCACTCCCACTCTCCTTCTGGGAGTATACCCACGCTCTGTAGAAGCCCCACTACAGGATCAAGAATTACGGGTTCAGCAAACAGCATACGCCTTTCACCGATTCTCTCTGCCCAGTTGGCTCTATCTTGTTCACTAGCCAGTTGCCCGGCTTCTGAACCTAACAATATACGTCGTGGAATGCCCGTAGTCCCACTAATGAGTGCCATTATCATCTCGAACACTTCCTTGGGGCTAGGCGTCTTACTGTCCAACACCTTGATATCTACACCCCTCGTTCTTATGATCCTGCGTAGTTCATGTTGGTAATCCTCGAACTCATCGCTCAGTGCTTCGGCATCCTTAGGATCGATATCCATGTCCTTATCAATATCCGCCTGCATGCCTCTATTTGCTGTGAGCCAGTACGTCTCCGCTGTACCACCAGCCACCTTGATTAAGTCGTCGAGGAGGTTATAGCATTTCTCGATAATGGGTACACCGAAGATTGGGTCTTCTAGTTGGCTCTCGATGACGTGGATGACGCGTGACGCATGGATAATTACACTTTTGGTCTTTCCTATGTCAATGCGCTGGGAAGTTAGGGATTTCTCCTTGGGATCGTCAAATTCGATCTTATATGTCTCGGGAAGTCCGAAACGTGGTTCTTTGGTATCATCCACCAGCTTGATTTCGTTAACGAGCCTACTGCTGTACGCCCGAAGGTATAGTAGCTCCCCTACGTTCGATTGTGCTTCCCTTTCCACGTTGCCGGTATCGTTGAAGCCGAAGAAGATTATACTAAATGGACTCAAGCGTGCAAGTCTATCTGCACGCTGCATAACGGACCACAGCTTATTCTCTCTAACTACCTTCTCCCATTCATCAATAAGCGATTGTTTCGCCTTTACCATCTTCGGAGGGTTAGACCATGTGGCCCCCGGCGGAGCATCAATGATTCTGGACGTGATGTCTTGTCGCTGGTACTTAGCAACGAAGTCGAGGTCCTTAAGAGACTTGTTGTACCCGAAGACGTCATACAACTTCCTTTTAGTCCCAAATTGCTGCCCGGCTAGTCCTGCTAACCGTAATCTAGTCAACAAGGCAGCAAGACCTCTAACCTGCCCCAATTTCACGACTTTGGCTTCTTGGCGCTGCTCGATTAGCTGGAATTTTGATGGTGCAGCCATTAGTTATCCTCCTTTATCCCTACTACCACGTAAGTGCTGAGACGCGCTTACTTGCTTGATCGTTAGGCGACACTTCGTGTGATCGCTGTATTCTTAGGAGACGCGACGATTCGTCCTCACGTCCCCAGGTTAGACTTCCAAATCTACCTTTCATCAACTTATGGTATCCTAATGACAGTGCACACACCTGATCATCATTATCCCCATCAGGGAATGCATTGATCTCGTCAATCAGCTTTTGGTTCCACGGTCCATTAACCATGTACACGCCGCCCCTTTCGACGGCAGCCATAAACGGTTGTGCTCGTACCTCAATGGGGCCTGTAGGCTTTTCGGCTTTCATGTTCCAACCATTAAGAACCTCGCTGGCGAAGTGTTCAATGAGTGATTTACCCGCACTTCCTGGTTCTTGTTCAATCCATATAGGCATTCCGTAGCCATCTGCAGCTGCGGCTACTCGGACAGCAATCTCTACTCCACCAGCACTCTTCTGAAACCTGTCCATGCCAAGGATGTAGATTCTGCCTGAGGACGGGCATAAAGCCATCTTCGGACCCGCAGTCCAATCACCATCTGCGTCTGTCGCTGCTAGATCCCATATTCTCATGCGCTTTAAGGTACTATGATGAGGTAAATCATGTTCACTAATGGTTTTGAGCTTATCACCAAGATCCGCTCCCGACATAGATGCCTTGGGATCTTGTTGATACATGGCTTCCCACCAGTAACTACCCAAAGCCGCTTTAATCTTCATTAAGGCCTCAACTGGATAGCGCTCTGGCCATAAAGCTTCGCCTGGTCGTCTACCGAGGGGATCATTGTGTCCGGCAATAGCGGGGAAGTTGATTAGGATCCAGTGTTCGCCTGCCATTTCTTCGAGGAGGCGCGCAATGATGTCATCTTGATCCCATCTAGTGGCTAGGACCACAACTGAGGCTCCAGGCTCTAAACGTGTCCATGCTGTTGACTTTAACCACTCCCAATTGCTATCGCGCTGTGTCTTGGAGAGAGCCGCCTCGGCGTTCTTGATATAGTCATCAATAAATAGGTAGTCAGCACCCCGACCCGTAATTACACCACCTATTCCTGCAGCTGTATATCCACCACCTGTAGTTGTTAGAAAGCGATCAATCTTTAGCTTGTCGGGTCGGAGACGCGTCTTTAAGAGATGATGTAGATCCTCGTTCAAAAAGTTTGTACGGACCTTAAGACTGAAGTCAGTTGCTAGTTCAAGGCCATAACTGATACCCATAACGTACTTTTCAGGCCATCTCTCCATAAACCAAGTGGAAGTGTGGTGGGACAAGAATTCGCTCTTTCCATGTCTCGGGGGCATGGTGAGTATAATTCTCGCCCCACCCTTGGCTAACTCGGTAGCTACGATGGTGGAAATGTACAATAGATGTCGAGCAGGTATCCAACGACCATCAGTTATGCGATGTCCCTGTGTTGCGGGGGTTAGACGCCAACCATCCTGTAATAGGTTGGCTAACTGTTGTTGTTCAGAGAAGCCTATTGTTGGTGCTGCATCACTCATTTGCGTACTCTAGTACCCAATCTGGTAAATCTGGTAAATCAATGGTCTTACCTACATATTTATGGTAACAGTCACCCTGATAGCGGATCTGCCCATTTGTAACGAAGAAATGGCATTGGGCCTTAGTACCCTTACCAACGTTCATAGATGGCTTAAATGTTGGCATATCTACATCCCCGTCCCAAGTCCACTGCGCTTTGTTCTTAAAAGGGTAGTCAACAGCGAAGGGAGGAAGATGTTCACAACCTGGGCACCATATTGTGGGGGGGTCTGGAAATGTACGACATAACTTGCGACTTAGGATTTTCACCTATGCCTACCTTTCTGACTCCTCAGTATTGGCGCCACGTATGTGTTTGGCTAGCTCCAATTTCCTTGATAGTTCCTTTATCTCCCTCTCCAACCTTTCCACCACCTCTACATGATCACTATAGAGGCAAAACTTACCGCTAAGGTCCTTGCGAGACCCTCCATAAGAGAGGAACATATACCGATTTATACTCATCATGCAGCGTCTGGACTGTCACCGCCAGCTTCGGGTACATCCACTGGCTCATTGGTTGTAGCTCCCTTGGCTAAGTTCTCACTGGCGGGGATTGCCTCTAAGTTGTCAATCGCCCAGCATTCCTTGAATGCATCCCAATTCACAAATTTGTCATCGCCCCCTCCGTCGATTACCTCGAAGCTACTGAGGGGTCTGACGTGATCAATGTGATACCCTTCGTCCAATGCGTCACGAAGCTTGCGATCCGCACCTTCTCGCGCTTTAATCTTGTCCCGTAGGCTGTTGACTAGGGTTTTGATCCTGTAACCGAGGAATTTCTCAATATCCTTGGTGAACCTCTCCGGAAGCAAGTCGCCTAGTTGTGTAGCACATCTCGTTGAAATATGGTGTCGCAGACGTGCTGTAGTGTTTTGAGACCGCGATACCACGTTCGCCGCATTTTTACATGTGTGGCAGATAGATTGGAGCCCATCGGAGCTGTTGTGATTTCCGAATCCTTTCCTTTCCACCAAATTGCCTTCGTCATCGAAGATGTCCTCTCTTGCTTTCCACGCTCGGCATTTGATACATTTTTTGTGTGTGTGCTTGTCATAGTCTAGTATAATTGGTTCAGTCATGAACCACCTCCTTTGACACGAATAATTAGTTCCTGAAGGATTTTAGTCTTCTCAGGATCGTTTAATACTTCTTGGAGTCCACTCACATCAGCGCTCTCGTCACTATGGACTATATTGCTCTCTTGCGCCACACTCCTAAAAGCTACTTCTAAGGATGCCCCAGTGGCGCTCTCCGTTGCTGGCCCAGCTCCTGGAAGCCCAGAACTCACACGTTGTAGCTGTGTAAGGGTTTTGAACATGTCAATTCCGATTTTAGGAGTCATCATATCCCAGAAGTCCTCGTCATCGTCCATATATGCGAGTAACTTGTGCATTAGCCGCTTACTGGTGATAAAGTGACTATCTTCCGTTTCCAAGGCTCGAAGTTCTTGTTGC